GGTTGTCGTTGAACTCATCATCCTCTTTGTTGTCATCGGGCTCTAAAATTATTTCCAAGTCACCCATGCCAATCTTTACAGACTCGGGGTCTTCAATCTCAATCTCAATGGGTTCCTCTTGCATCGCAAGTTCATCTATACCCTGTGGGGCTGCGTAGAGTGCTTTATCTATTGCCATGTCTTATCCTTTTAGGAACGTCCGGTTAGTTTTCGGGTTGTAGTTAAACGCATCGGCGGGCTTACCTGTTTTCTTAGAAGCCCTGTCTTTAGCGCGTTGCTCTGCAGTCATCGCGTTGCGTCGTGCGCCTGCTACGGTAAATGTTTCTCCGTCGGCCTTTAAGTGCCCACGGTCTTGGAGTATAGATACAGCCTTAGCCCTGTCCCCCACTTGCGCTGCAAGTCGGTCGATTAGCTGGCCCTTACCCATAAACTTTTGTGTAGTCATATAGTTTTGCGCCCACCTGCTAAAGGCTTGACTATCATTCCACCTTTCGCCAATTTCAATGGGTTTAGGCTATGTTGCAAACTATCTACTCCGGGGCGGTATCCGCTATTACCCCCCAATGGCAAGTCCTTTGATAGTCTTGCTGGTCGTGGATGCACTTCGCTAATCTTGTTCCCAAAATGAATATTCCCAGTAGAACCTATTGGGCTTTTACTGCCCCATATCTCTACGGGTGCTAGTCCAACTTTTGGTTTTGTTTCGTATGGTGCTTGATGTATTACTGTGCCAGCTTTCTTTGGGCCATAGTCTTCATCATATTGCAGCGCAACTTTTCCAGTAGGCTTTCCGTTTTCCATGACCGGAACAAAACTTGTGCTTATCTCTGGGTTTTGAAATATGCCAATAACCCTATCGATGTCTTTAGGATTCATGTAAATTGTTTTTCCAGATGGACTCTGTATGCCTGTTGTTTTGTCTTTATGTCCTGCGCCACTACGATTACGAACCGTTGTTGCGTCAGAAAAATGTGCATAAGTAGACCCAACCCCATCTGGCTCATTGGGGCGTTGCGTTCTAAACAAAGACTCTATATCGTCTGTGCCTTTTTTTGTGTTGAACAATGGTTGGTAATCGTCCATAGATCCCTAGTAGTACGCTTTCTTCTTGCCCTTGAACCACTTGATGTCTTCTGGTTCGTCTGAAGGGAGCCTAATGAATCCGCCTTGTCTGAAGCGCATGAGCGCCATCACTGTGGAGTCAACCAAGTCATCATGACTCATAAATGGAAATCCTGCAATCTCCTCCACCACCTCTTCTGCCCAGCGTGCCTCGGGTACCCAGCACAGTCCTGAGCGGACTATATCTGCTACGGAGTTCAAACGCGCTAGTTTATCTCCAGAACCTCTGTGTGGGGTGTACTCCTGTACGGACATACCTGTGCGACGCAGTTCTTGGTAGAGCGCCGTGCCTGCGGACTTCTTCTCCACGATGAACACGTCTGGGTTCCACTCCTCCCACTCCTTGAATGCCAAGTCCTTTAACTCGGGGAACTCGAGACGCCTCTTAATAGAGTTGAGCAAGATGATGTTGTACCTCTGCTGGTCCTTCTCTTCGTTTAAGAACACACCCCAAGTTGTTATAGCTGTGAAGTCAGCACGGGTATGGGTTTCTGCCGCAGCGTCCAGACTCATGATTATGTATTCACACGAGGGTGGTTCCTCTTTTTTCCACACGTTCCACCAATCCCGCTTGACAACTGACGCCTCCTCGGAGGTGGGGTTTTGTTGATACTGGGCGTTCCACTGGAACACAGGCATAGATGCTTTAGTTCTACGCAGCATCTCCAAGGTGTACTGCTCGGGCCAGAGCGCCCGCTCTTCCTTGGTGTTCTCGTTAAATATAGCTGGGAACTCAATGACGTCGTACTGATCGGCTTCTTCGTTCTGCACCATGTCTCGGATAACCCGACCCGACAAGTCATCTTGGTGCCACCTTGTTTGTACGATAGCTACCCGACCACCCGGCATCAGACGCGTTCGCGCTCCGTAGGTGAACCACTCGTAGGCTTTCTCGAAGACGTCGAAGTTTCCGTTGATGATGTCTTGTTCATTATGTGGGTCATCCACCAAGAGTAAATCAGCTCCCCGACCAGCCAGAGCGGAACCAACACCGCAAGCAAAATACTCACCACCAACATTAGTATTCCATCTACCTGCGCTTTTATTGTCTGCGGCTAAAGTGACCGTTGGGAAAATCTGCTTATAAGCAGGTACATCTATTAGATTCCTTACTTTACGACCAAAATCCACAGCCAAATCTGTGGTGTGGGACACCATAAGCACCTTTTTATCAGGATATTTACCTAGAAACCAAGCCGGAAAATAGATAGAAACAAGCTGGCTTTTACCGTGTCTAGGGGGGATATTGACGCAAATACGGTCCTTTTTACCCTCTGCAATAGCCATTAGCTGGTCTGCAAGCTGTCTGTGGTGCTTACCAACCTTGTAATCTGCCTGCATTTTCTTACAGAACTCTATCAAATCATCTCTACAAGCACGTGCCGAGCGCCTATTCTCAAACTCATCGAGCACCATCTCTATCTCAGTAGCGTCAGTTTCCTCAAAAGCATCCAGATTCTGGGCTAAAAAGTCCAATTCTGTGTCCGTCAGTGACGATAAGGGGTCACTCACCTGCATCAGCATCGGTTTTGGGGGTATCTAACCCCAGTTCTTTGTCCAAATCCACCGTTTCGCCGTTTACTTCGACAAGTTTGGCGTCTTCTATGTCCTTTGGGTGCATCAATCTGTGTATCTTTGAGCGAATACTGTTGACAAGGTCTTCTGTAGAGCGGTGGTTGACAGTAACTTCTGACTTTTCGGTGAAAAGACCCACGTCCGTGATTTTTCCCAACAGTTCTAGTGCACGAATCCTGATTTTGGCGTCCTCATTCTGGGACTCTATTAGTAGCTTGTTAGTTACTAGCAGTCTAATCTGTAAGGCGTTGTCCACCACACGCACGGAATACTCATCGAGGATACCCTTAACTTCTTTATATGTGGCAGGTGTGTACTTGGCAGACTGTTTGACGAGAGCCTTGTTAGCTTTCTCTTCATTTTCTGCAAGTTGGTAGACGGCTTGCTCAGCAGTAAGACGTTCCTCCTCCGTCGGCTCTAAGTCGAGGCCTAAGAGTTCTGCACTGCTGCAAGCAGCAAGTGCTTTTTCCCTAAAGTTAGCAAACACGGAATAGTCTTCCGGGAAAGGTATTGCTAAATCAGGTTCAATTTGTAGTTGCATCTTGTCTTGTGTCCAGACTGGGATGGGTCGCAGTATACCCAGATTTTAAAAAAATTATAAAAAAATTTTTGGGGGTTAGGTACTTAAAAAACATGACGGGGGGTGTTTCTATATTTAGTACCCGCCGAGACGTACCTATTTATAACCATACCTTAACATGTTTTTTATATCGTACGCTTATCGCTTGTAGCTGCACGTTGCAGAACAATGTATGTTTTGATGACTTTTAGTGCCGAATTTTAAAGCTAGGGTAAACCCTGTATGGATTTGAAAAACTAGCTCTGAATTTGAAAATTTGGGCTTTGAGTGTGGAAAATAGCAAACCTATGCGGCGGTATGGAACCAGACGCAAAAAGCGGGGGGTGGGGTCGCGCTATGGGCTGAAATCGTTTTTGCCCTATGTAGTCGCTGGCTACATAAAATTACTATTAAACTCTATTAAACTCTATTATCCCTTGACAAGTTACCCTATATTAGGGCACAATAGAGTTATCGGTTAGGGAGTAAAGCGTTACACAGTAACACTCGCCTGATTGATACTTTAGGAAATGACTATGACTAAATCATCTGTCGTTGCGCAGGCAACTAAAACACTGACTGGTGCAACTACTAAGGTGCAAACCTTTGTCCTCTCGCCTAAGACTTTTGAGTTAACTACTCTGACAGTCAAAGGTGACTATCAGCAGGATGCTAAGTGGAAAAAACTTGCTGACTGCTACCATGCTGACGGCGTGACTACTGCTATGCTTGAGTTACCAGAGAAAGGTACAACAAGCAAGTACGCAGACCTGCATACGCAGATTAAATCTGCCATTGTCTTATCTTTCGAGAAAGATACTCAGGAATTACTTGCGAAAGAGTCTAAGACTCTCAGCGAGATAATGCAGGGTACAAAAGCCCATTGGATTCGTCAAATCGGTTCCAAGTATTCTAAGATACAAACTCACTTGTTGAAATTTGAGAATGTTGCAAATGGTACGGCTGAGGAGAAAAAGACAAC